TACACATCCGCGATCAACTTGGCGGCTTCCGCAAGCTGTGCCTGATAGCGCGGTCCCTTTTTGCGCGAGCGGGTCGCGCTCCCCTCTTTGCCGAACAGCCGTTGAACACTGGCTTCCTCGGCGCGTAAATTTTCGAGTAATTCGAGCATTTCCATGATGTATCTCCTTATGCCAATGCCTTGATGACTTCGATGGTTCCGGTGCCGCCCGATGAAACAGTGCCATTGGCAAAGCCGAAGAATCGCCCGGTTGCTTTTTTGCTCAATACAGGAGTATCAGCATCGACGTAATAGATTTTGTCGCCAACAGCAACAGCCGAATTCCCACTGCCGTCCACACCCTTAACGGATAGGTCCCAACCTCGGCCTGCTTCGAAATCAACCTGGGTGTACCCATCGGCATCTTCAGCCACCAACGCCACACCTGTCATCTCGCCATAACGCACCGGGTCACCCGATGCAGGGGTTGTAGGATGACTGCAAACCACACGCAGACCATCCACTTCTTTGTGTTTCAAATTTTTAGCCATAGTTACCTCCATTGGTCGAGTAGCCCTGAGTGTTCGTCGAAGGACGTATCGAGACCAACAATATTATCTGCGACCCTTAGCCGCAATTTTTGCGCGAGTTTCGCTCAAGCCTAAGGCTGAAAACGACTCGGCTAACGACTCTTCAACTTTCTTTTCGTCGCCTTCTTCATCATGTTCATTGCCCTGGCTTTCGCCCAGCCCGCGGATACTGCCGATGCCAGCCACCTGTTCAAGGTATTTGACTTCGGCTTTCACCGCTTCCTGAATACGCTCGGCAAAGACCTCTTTATCGAGCGCGCCCTCTTTCATGGGCGGGTTCTTCGCCAGGTCTTTGATCAGTCTGGCTTTGGTTACATCAGGCAGGGTTGTGATCGCCTTGAGAGCTTCCTCAACCATGTCTTTCGCGTCACGCAAAGCCATTGATTCACTGAGCCGGGCGTTTTGTGTCGCCAACGCTTCATTACTGGTCTGTAACGTGGCGACCGTTTCGTTCAATTTCTGGATATCCATATCTTCCTCCGTGGTAGATTCGGAACTCGCCACGCTTGCTGTGGCTTCATCTGCAGGGACCTGCCCTGTCTTTGTTTCATCGGTACGGACCACCCGCGCCGCTTCAAATAAGGTAATGATCTCGCCGCCTGCACCTGCAGCAGTGACGAAGTCCACGCTTTTGCCCGCTGTCAATTCGGTGATGACCGGACCGGTAATCCCGTCAACAGTTCCCTGTTGTGCCTTGCCCATCGCACGGATGCTCACGCCGATGTTCTCTGCCAGGTTATCCACCGGCTTCTGATACCCTTCAAAGACCTTCGCATCTGCATAAAGTCCGGGTCCTTTCGGTCCATTCTTATTCCAGCGGGCATCGCTCACCAGCACTGCGGCCAGGTCGTTCAAACTGCGTTCCGGTCGGTCTGTTTCCTCCGTCAGCGTGGGATGGTTCCAGTACATATGCATATCTTTCGTAAAGACTTTGGGACCGTCACGCTCGAGCACATCTGCTGGGTAATAACCGCTTGAGCCCCAGCCTGCTTGGATGATCTTGATGGGAATCGTTCCGTCGCGCCGTATTGCTTTCTCCATCAATGGCATGAACATTCCATCGCCAGCTTCGATTAACGGTACATTCATTGGCACTGCGCCAAGAGAAGCGGCTGTAACAATTTTTACTTCGGCGATGTTTTGCCCGCTATCACTGGGCGCATCCTCCCAAGGACTACGTGCAAACAACTGTGGCGCATTGTCCTGCAGGAACTGATGATAGTTATCGAGCGCACTGCCAATGGCTCCCGATAAAACCTTGCGTTCATCGCGTGTCACGCGCCCATCGCCGAACATGTTGTCAGCGATCTCGGTCAAGGTAAGATGCAGGCGGCTTTCCAGCCATTCAGCGAGATTGCTTTTCTCCTGCAGGCGCACAGCTTCGATCAACGCCTCCGACTCGGTCCGCTTCAGGTCGTCCACATCCTTGATGAATCTCACAGCCTCGACGATCTCCGCCTTGCTCATCACCGGTTCCAACCCTGCATCGATGCGATGCAAAATCAGATGCGCTTCAACAATCTGCTTATCCATCTCTGGAATATCGGATTGGATTAAACGAATCAGTGCCTGGTTGACAGCCTCGATCATGGCTGGCGTGTCTGTGCCTGGTGCATGATGTAAAAACTTATAGGCTGACTTCTTCGATGCATCCGCGCTTTCATCCACCCAGGCGTGCATATATCGCAACATCGTCGCATCGTTCTTTGCTTCGATGATCACCTTCGGTCCATCCCAACTGCCTGTTTTATTTACAGGCGTCTTATGCGGTTTGATTGATCCCATAATAAATCTCCTTAATTCTTCATTCTTGTTTGCAGATCACACCGGCAACCAGGAAAACGCAAGGGTCGCATGTGACCGCTGGGGAATTCTTTGTTCAACGCGATCCATCCTGCGGCTTCATTCTCAAGGCACCCTTCGGTAACTTTGTCATCGCCAACCGTAGACCAGGATTTTTCCATCTCGATGCCTGCATCCTGCAAATCACGCGCCACGATCATTTGCCCTTCCAGCGACGCATTGCCTGCTTCGGTCACGGCGATCAAATGTGCCCGGCTGTCAATATGTGACTGTGGCTTCCCGATCGCAAATTCCTGAAAGCGTTGCGTGAGAGCTTCAGCAGTCTGGTCATAAGACCAGCCTTCATTGGCAGATTGCACCATGATCGTATTGATGAATTCACGCGTGGTCTCGGTGATTTTCGTCACCTGCTTTGCGCCATATTTTTCGAGATAATCAATCGCACGCGTGTTCTTCAAATCAAAACTGATATTCATGCCAACATCGGCGATCATGCCTGCCGCGCCTTGCAACAAGGCAGTCTGCACGGCTGAATCAATCGGCTTCTCGAACAAACCGAATGTCTTTTTTGAAACCTCATAGAACACAAACATCCACTCGGTGGGCGGAATGGACTCGTCAAGCGAAACCTGATCGTCTCCAAACGGCGACTTGATTTGCGCCGCCTCCGTAAAGCGATCCTTGAACTTGCTCAGCCCGCGCACGAAGGACCTGCCTTGTTCCTTGAACGCCTTCTGTAATGCCAGTTCAAGCTTGCGCTCGATGCGCTCGCGCTTCTTCATCCTCGATGAACGCTTCACGGCTTCGGTGAAAGCAATGAACTCATCCAGAAACTGCTGGCTGGGAATCACTGTTTCATTACTCATGACTGCCTGCCGATATCTTCTCAGCCTTGATCGTTTCAAGGAGTTTTCGTGCCGCTTCCTTCATGATCGCTTCGCTTGTCGGTTGATTCGGTGGTCTCGTAGTGGCAGGGTTCCCCTGCCCTGTGCCAGGAGCATCCTCCCCATCCGGGAACATCGTCGCCATGATCTCATCCACATCATCCTCGGCAATCGCCTTTAAGATGAGCCTTGTTGCGGTGGGTTCATCGAGCAAGGTCAACTGCTGACCATTCAGCGTCAGTGCAGTCACGATTGCCTGCACCGAGGTCTGGATATCCTTTTCAAGAATGGGCGAGAAATCAATATCGAGCATGGCATCCAGCGGATTGTTCCAGATGATCTTCTCCTCGATGATGCCGTTGTCCTCTTTCTTCTCTACCTTTCCAAGCGGTTTGATCTCCTTCACGCCAGCCTTCATCGCCTGCAACATCACATAACCGAATATGTTGCGGAAGATATCCGTCCACGTGGTCTGCCCTTCCTTCATCGCCAATTCGGTGGGACGGTCCATGGTCTTTGCCGTTGCAAAGGTTCCCACGCTCACGTCACCGAAGAATGTTTCGGGATAACCCAGCGCCGCCGCAACCATCAACAACAACCGCCTGCCATCATCGGGAGAAATAGATGCGCCGCGTACCTGCATCGGTTGCAGATCTGTGCCTTCGCCCAGAAATGCCATTGCTCCCGTGACAGGCGGTGGATTGGTCTCAGCGTTCCCACCACCTGATGCCAGTGTGGTTGCGAGCTTTGCCTTCTCTGCGGCGATGGCTTTCTTGCCGCCCTTCGTCACACGCTTCCACGCAAAGCGGCTATAGGCGCGCATCAAACTGGCTACATCTTCGAGAAATTCTTTGTATGCCCTAGCCCAGTCAATTGCCGCATACACCCGGCTCACTCCGAACTTCCAGCCGCTCATACCGCCGGTCTTCACGTGATAGACGGGTGTAGTCCATGCCACATCCACATTGCCGATTTTGGATGGTTGATTCTTGGGTGTGTAATTCAAGTCCGGGTAATAAACGGTTCGTTGCTTTGTGGTGTAACGACCGGTGGTCTCGTTGAACTTTTTCTCCGTCCACTTACGGACGTAATAGCGCGGGGTCTTCGAATCCTCTGGATCACTGATAACGTCTGTGACCTCTTCGAAGGGCAGTGTGCGAATGCGAACACGCCCATCCGAAGGACGCGTGAAGAAGACAAAGAAAATATTGCTGACGACTTCGTAATCGACCTGCTTCAACATCTGAGCCTGATGCCCGGTCAACTCCACCTGGTTCTTTGGGTCATCCCAAAAGTCCTGCAAGACCTTGTTCAAATCAGGGTTCTTGTATTTGACGTTCACGCCCTGCGCCCAGATATATAACGCCTTCACCATCACGCCGCGGTTGATCAGCGGGTTCTTGATGTACATCACGCGTGCCAGGTCTACGATCTTCCTCAAGCCTTCGCGCGTGAATTCCTGCTCGCCCTCAAGCATCAGGCGCATCCAGTTTGCATCTTCGAGCGCCAGCTCCAAATCAGCCAGGCGTTCGGTCAGCACTTCATTGGTAAATTCGGTTTGTGCCAGCGTTTCATTGATCTGCTTGAAGTTCTCTCCAAGTAGAAGGTTTCCCAAACGCTCACGTAAACCAAAATCTGTTTTTGTCATATTACTCTTTCCACAAAGGGATGATTAACCTTTCGCGAAATCCTTCAATCTTGATCCATTCGATGTATCCATATAATTGCAACTTATTCAAAACATATCCAAGAACAAAATTTGAAATCTGAAACTTCTTTTGGATCAGCTTCTGAGGAGGGCTGTTCTTGTATTCGGCATGAAATTGATGTATGTATTTCAAAATCTCCGAGTCACGTTTCTTTAACTTTTTGATCATGCTTCTTATGGCGGACAGCAATTACACAGGGCTGATCTGCACACGCTCCTCGTATACAAGATCGTCATCGGCATTTGCTTTCAACTCTTCCACGATCACACGCAGGTTGTTATAGGCGCTCGAGCCTGCATCCACTTTGTCTTTGAAGCGTCCTTTCGGGAAGGACGCCAGCTCATCGAGATAATCATCGTTCCATGCGCCGCGCACCAGGCGCACACGCCCGCCCTTTGCCTTGGTGGCAAACATCCCTGCAAAATATTCCTTGCTACCGGTTACCTGGTCGAAGGTGCCGATCAAACCGTTATCTGCGAGAAGGTTGTTGAATGCCAGGGCGCTATCCAACCCTGCCGATCCCGGGTCCTGCGGATGCCAGATTAAGAACGGACCGTCGTCCTGATAATCCTGCCTGCCGGTCTCGATCATCAACTCATCACGCTCCGCAGACGCCACCTGTTCTGCGACCACGTGCTCGACATACACATAATCATCCAAGCCCCAGCTCATCTTGACGCCTGCGCTTCGTGCGCCGCCGCCCGAAGTTGCCGCTTTATCCCAGGCACGGACTCTCGCCCATACCGCATTGCCCGGACCCTGTTCAACAACGGTGAACCATTCCCGCTTGAACATCGTGCCCTCTTTGGAATAAGGCATCTGTTGATACAAAGCCTCGAAGTCATAGACACCGATATTGGACTTCTTCCCCAATAACCATTCGCTCCCGAAGCGGGAAGCCCATAAAGCCTCGCCAGGCTTGCGCCCCAGTGGATCTTCCAGTGGCATGAAAACACCGTCACGCATTTTCCTGCGTTGGTCATTCTCATCTTTAGGATGGCTATCCAATGCCAGGGCAGGCAACATCAGGATGTCCCATTGGTCTGCTTTGGGGTCTTCCACCATCTTCTTCATTAAACGCCCCACCTGGTCGTCCACATGCCAGTGCGTGAAGAACATGATGACCGCGGCATATTCTTTTTCCAAACGTGTATATGCCGATGACTTGTACCAATCGTCCACCAGTTCACGTCTTGATTCACTCTCTGCCTCTTCGCGGTTCTTGAAGAGATCATCCAGGATCAACACATCCGCACCCAAGCCCGTAATACCGCCGCCTACGCCTGCGGCAACCACGCCGCCTCGATGAGGCTGAGCCAAATCCCATGCGGCAACAGAGCGCGAATCGCTCGAAAGCTCGACCGGTTCACTCTTCGATGACAGGCCGCCAAACAAAGCCTGGAAACGTTTGCCCATGATCAGGTCACGGACAGCGCGGCTGTTCTTCGATGCCAGGTCAGCGCCATAGGAAGCCATAATGATGCGGCTATCCGGCAGGCGTCCCAACAACCAGGCGGGGAATTTGCGGCTTGCCATCTCGCTCTTGCCATGCCGCGGCGGCATGAGGATCATCAAACGACCAATACCCTGTTTACCGCCTGTATGCAGGTAGCGTGCCACCTGCTCCAGCTTGTCTGCGATCAATTGCATGTGAGGGGCATCTTCAAACTTTGAGTCTGTATATTTGCAAAAGTATAGGAACTTCGCCCGCGCCAATTTACGGCGGTCCGATTCCCGTTTTGCTTCACGCGGTGAGATACTGGTGGATGTTGGCGCAACCATTAGTCCACCGCCTCAGTTTGAACATCCGCATTTTTTGAATCGTAGTCATCGAAGGCACGTTTCAAAACACCAATCTCATCGTCGCTCAGATCAGACGGTTCCACGCTCAACTTCTTTTTGAGGTTGGCGATGAATTCGGACGTAGGCACGTAATCGCCGGTCAATTCCAGATACAGCTTCAGGTGATTGAAATACTTGTAGTCGTCGCCGGATGCCTGCATACCCTTGATCAGGTTGGCGAACGCATCAGAACGATGACTCCATAACGCTGCTGACTGCATAATCGCAATTGTCTCGATGATGGCAGGGTTGCGTTTGCGCCAGGTGCTGATGGCACGGTCACTGCTCAAGCCGAGCAATATCGCCAGTTCCTGTTGTGTCTTGGGAGAGCGTGAATCATTGGGAGTGCTTGCCCACGCAATATATGCCGCCTGCCGGAAGGGCCAGCCCTTCTCGCGCAACATGAAATAATCGTTCAGCCAGGCGGGGGCATCGTTCGAACCATTCAGCCCCTCGACCGCATGGCGCGCGGCTTCCGATTTCAGGCGTGCATCTTCCGGTGAGATGTTGTCGATCTGAACTTCAAGCAGGTCAAGCTCCAGCATCATTTGCTGAAGCTTTTTATCTTCCGTGAACGTATCGTTCAGGTCAGGGACATCTCGTCGTACGATCGGCATTTAACTCACACTCTCCAAACATTCGAAGGGAATATAAAATTGCTGTGACGGTAAATTCGATCCCCAATCTCCCCCCCATATCGGAGAGAACATTGTGAAACCTTTGGGTGTGCTGTTGTAGTTGTTATCCTTGCCTGCCGCGGCGCATTGCGGAATCAAATGCGGATGAGTGATAGGCGTGAGTCTGCCTGCCAACGCCTCGACAAAATCCGCTTTGGTGAACATGCGTACCAATCCCATACGGATGTCCCGCTTGGTTGCGTTGTTTGGCGTGGATGTGCGGAATGTTTTCTCGCCGATGATCTGCACGGATTGACCGCCCCACAACATCGTCCCATATTCGAAACGGGTTGCTGTTTTCCACTTTCCGCCCCAATATGGACGCGTCCCTTGACCTTCATAGACCAGCCAATTCATGCGCTGGTCAAAGGTCTCATCGGCAGGGCCGCTCCCATATGTCTGCTGTAATTGGATCAGGAATTCTATCTCAGCCCTACCCAACACCACATGATTCGTAACCGCGGACCATGTGCCAGTGTTAGGCACATACAGGCAAATCACCTGAAAATTTGTAGTGCCAATCATGTTCACGTCCCGGCCATATTCTTTAATCATGACCGGGTCACCCCATTTGCGAACCCTCCATGCAGGCGGTGGCGGCGGTGGTAGGGGCGTGCCTTGTTCTACAACTTCGAACGTCCCGTCTTCAAATATTCTAAAGGAAAGTAAAAGATTAGGCATTAGCTGTATAACTCCCATCGTCGTATACCCGAATCAAATAGGTTTGCATCTTCTCCACCACAGGCGGGACATAATCATCCAACTGCATATATTGTGTGAAGGCGCTCGCCCAGCCATCTATATCCTCGATGAAACCGCCCAAGCGAACGATCTTGTTGAAGTGAATCCAATTCGTGCCTGGATCAAGCTGACCATAGACTTTATCGCCAGCCCACAGATCGCCTATATCTTGATAACTCGTAGCGGGACCAGTCCGAAAGTTAAGTCCAAAAGCGTAAATGATAGTGCCCACCTTGGTGGGTGCATCTCCACCAGTCTCGGAATCTCCACCATACTTTTGGATGAATTGAGCTGTGGTCATGTTGGCATTATTCATGTCAATCTCGGCAGTCTGCACGCCGAATTTGGCGCCCACTGCAAGCGTTCCCTTTTGCCAATGCCGGGCGCTCGTCCACGGTTTCGGAATTCTCACATTCGCAGGGTTGTCCGTATACCAGGCAATCCAAAGTGAGAAGCGACCGAACCATTGATTGCTCGCCGCCTCTGTGACCGGGTTGGGTCCATGCTCGAGCCAATAGTAATAACCGGTGTAGATGGCGATGCGATCATCCGGCAAACCGGTCAAGCGTTGAAACTCAACCAGGAAGTCATACCAATACTGCCAGCCTGTATATGCGCCGCCATAATTCTCTTCGAGATCAAAGGCGTGTTCCATCTCACCGTCATCATCCATCAACAAGGATGCCCAAATCTGCGCTTGTTCCTTCGGTGGCTTGCGGCTGTCGTAAAACCAATACGATCCTCTTGGCAACCCGGCAACTCTTGCCTTGCTCCAATTCTCAAACCAGAACGCATCAACCCATGAATTTTGCCCGGCGCGAATGATGACGCCCATCGCCCCTGCCGCTTTCATCTTGATGAAGTCAATGATCTTCTGATAGAACGAAACATCAGGGAAGATGACTTCCATCAAAATGACAGCATAGGTCATCGCTATCTTTGTGGAGGGGATGACGAGAGACTTCAAACGCGTCAGTAGCGACGGCTTGAAATCTCTACCCATCTCCCCCATCACCGCTTCATCGTGCGGATCTTGAATCTGATCGTTCATCAACTGTCCTTCTTCTTACTCAACAACTTGATCAACACCGGATCACTTTCCAATTCAACGGGCGGTCTGGGAGACTGCATATCAAACCTGTGATTATTCTCAATAAGCTGATACACATACTGCCAGAGGATGCGGTTCTTATCTTCATACTTCTCGACCTGGTTCTTCACCTTGATCAGGTTGTCGTTCAACCGTTGCACTTCGGCTGAGAGCTTCACGAGCGCATCAATATCAACCACGTTCTTCTGTGATTTCGTTAATGCCCGCCCGCCATGGAAGGACAATAGAGCAACGATAATGGCTCCTATGACAGTGATGATTGCCGCTTCCATGTCGTGATTTACTTCTTTGTCTTTACGGCAGGCTTCTTCACGAACAACGGTTTCACATACTTATCCAGCACCGATTTCGACAGGGTGTTATAGACCAGCGTAGCAAAACCGACGAACGCCGAAAGTGGAACAAGCAAAGCGCCTCCCCATGCGATGAAGGCAGGCACAAAGGAAACC